AAAGTTATTAGAAAGAAGAACAATGGAATCTAACTTCGTAATGGAAGAATTAGACAGAGTTCCTCGTGTAATATATATAGGTTAATATGGCATTATTTGGCACACAAAGAGACGTAAGTCTTTTTAGACATATGAGTAGGGAGTTAATGGCTGACATTATCACCGAACAGTGTGCGTATTACAAATATAAATTAGAAGAAACTAAAATTAATTTATATGGAGAAGCTGCTGAAGAAAAATTCTATATGGGTCCTGTTTTACTTAATGTTTTAGTAGAAAGAACGGATAATATATACCCAGAAACAGATTTAGGTACAGATTATGATAAAGAAGTACAATTTAGTTTCTTAAGAGATGATTTATTAGATAAAAATCAAGACTTTAATAAATTTGATAATAAAGGTAATAGCTATACAGGACTACCAGGAACAGGTTATGGAGCAGATTTAGTTCCTCAAGTAGGAGATATTATCATGTATAATGAAGGGTATTATGAAGTACATGAAACAATTGCTAATCAATATTTCGTAGGTAAAAATCCTGATTATCCAAATAATGTTAATACAATTAATAAATCAGGAGGCCCTGGTGATTTAAGTGCATATGGTTCAAACATATCAATAATATGTAAAGCTCATTATGTACAAGCAGATAAATTAGGTTTAACTCAAGCAAGATACGTATAATATGGCTAATCAAAAAACACCAAGACCTAAAACACAAAGAGAGATTTTACTACAAACTCCATCACAACAACCTTATGTTTATCCTGATGGTACTGTTAATCAAAATCCTAATTTAGATGGGATAGGGCCTGATGGTAGAAATAATAGAGGTAATCATGTTTCATTTAGAGATGATAACACAAAACCTTTTGCATTAGGTTTAAAAGAAAATGATGAAGCAATAGTTTATTACATGGAAAATGTAATTAAACCTACAGTAATTCAAAATGGTGTAGTGCAAAAAGTACCTATTTATTATGGTTCACCTGAAAGATGGGCTCAAGTACAAAAAGAAGGATATTATAGAGATTTAAAAGGTAAAATAATGATGCCTGTTATAACATACAAACGTACTAGTGTTGAAAAAAATAGAAGTATTGCAAATAAATTAGATGCTAATTATCCTAATAATGTTCAATTATTCCAGAAACCTTATAGTATAAAAAATCAATATGATAATTTTAATATTTTAAATAATAGAATTCCTAAAAAAGAATCATATGCTGTAGTAATGCCTGATTATGTTACATTAACATATGATTTTATTATATCTACTTATTATGTAGAGCAAATGAATAAAATAATAGAAGCAATGAATTATGCTTCTGATTCATATTGGGGAAATAAAGAAAGATTTCAATTTAATGCTCGTATTGATAACTATGCTACTACTGTTGAATTAGTAACAGCAGGTAATAGATTAGTTAAAACCAATTTTTCACTTAAATTAAATGGGTATTTAATACCTGATACTATACAAAAAGAATTAGCATCTGTTAAAAAATTAAGCAATGCAACACAACTAATATTTAATATGGAAATGGTATCTAAAATACCAGAAATAAACACATCTGCAGATCCTAGGTTATCAATTTTATCAGATAATAACCCAGCAAGTTTTGTAGATAAATTATAATTTTTTAAATTGTTAACATATTTATAATTAAATTGGATTAATGGCTATAATTTTAAGAAATACTAAAGGTTCTGAATTAACATGGACGGAAGTAGATGATAATTTTTCGTCACTTTTATTTGATGTAGCCATATCAGGTAATGATCTTTTATTTTACACTAATAATGGTGCTAATGTTTTAAAAAGGACAATTGATCTTTCAGGAATATCTAGTTCTTCTCTTACTACCAGTAAAAATTCACAAGCAATAGTAACTGACACAGCTACATTAAATTTTACGGGTAGTGGTATAAGTGTTTCTAATGCAGGAAATGGTCAAGCAAATATAACAATTAATAGTGGTGCAGGTTCTTCAGGTACTTCAGGTGCAGGTACTTCAGGTACTTCAGGTATAGCAGGTAGTTCGGGTACTTCAGGTATAGCAGGTAGTTCGGGTACTTCAGGTATAGCAGGCTCTTCAGGAACATCAGGTTCATCAGGTAGCTCAGGTACAGGAGGTTCATCAGGATCATCAGGTACAGGAGGTTCATCAGGATCATCAGGTACAGGAGGTTCATCAGGCTCTTCAGGAACAGCAGGTTCTTCAGGTACAGCAGGTTCTTCAGGTACAGCAGGCTCTTCAGGAACAGCAGGTTCATCAGGTACATCAGGTTCAGCCGGTTCTTCAGGTACATCAGGTTCAGCCGGTTCTTCAGGTACTTCAGGTTCTTCAGGTTCATCAGGAACAGCAGGTTCATCAGGTTCATCAGGAACAGCAGGTTCTTCAGGATCAAGTGGTTCATCAGGTACAGCAGGTAGCTCAGGTACAGCAGGTAGCTCAGGTACAGCAGGTAGCTCAGGTACAGCAGGTAGCTCAGGTACAGCAGGCTCTTCAGGTACATCAGGTTCAGCAGGTAGTTCAGGTACAGCAGGTTCTTCAGGTACTTCAGGTTCTTCAGGTTCATCAGGTACAGCAGGTAGCTCAGGTACAGCAGGTTCATCAGGTAGCTCAGGTACAGCAGGTAGCTCAGGTACAGCAGGAAGCTCAGGTACAGCAGGCTCTTCAGGTACAGCGGGTAGCTCAGGTACAGCAGGTTCTTCAGGTACAGCAGGTTCTTCAGGTACTTCAGGTTCATCAGGATCATCAGGTACAGCAGGTTCTTCAGGTTCATCAGGTACAGGAGGTTCATCAGGTTCTTCAGGAACAGCAGGTTCATCAGGTAGCTCAGGTACAGCAGGTAGCTCAGGTACAGCAGGAAGCTCAGGTACAGCAGGCTCTTCAGGTACAGCAGGTAGCTCAGGTACTTCAGGTTCTTCAGGTTCTTCAGGTACAGCAGGTTCATCAGGATCTTCAGGTACAGGAGGTTCATCAGGTTCTTCAGGTACAGCAGGTTCTTCAGGTTCATCAGGAACAGCAGGATCATCAGGAACAGCAGGATCATCAGGTACAGCCGGTTCTTCAGGTACAGCAGGTTCTTCAGGTACTTCAGGTTCTTCAGGTTCTTCAGGTACAGCAGGTTCATCAGGATCTTCAGGTACAGGAGGTTCATCAGGATCTTCAGGTACAGCAGGTTCTTCAGGATCAAGTGGTTCTTCAGGTACAGCAGGTAGCTCAGGTACAGCAGGTTCTTCAGGTACAGCAGGGTCATCAGGTACATCAGGTAGTTCAGGTTCATCAGGTACAGCAGGTTCATCAGGTACTTCAGGTTCAAGTGGTTCTTCAGGAACAGCAGGTTCTTCAGGTACAGCAGGTTCAAGTGGATCTTCAGGTACAGCAGGTTCTTCAGGTACAGCAGGTTCTTCAGGAACAGCAGGAAGCTCAGGTACAGCAGGTAGCTCAGGTACAGCAGGAAGCTCAGGTACTTCAGGTTCTTCAGGTTCTTCAGGTTCATCAGGTACAGCAGGTAGTTCAGGTTCATCAGGTACAGGAGGTTCATCAGGATCTTCAGGTACAGCAGGTTCTTCAGGTTCAAGTGGATCTTCAGGTACAGCAGGTAGCTCAGGTACAGCAGGTAGCTCAGGTACAGCAGGAAGCTCAGGTACTTCAGGTTCTTCAGGCTCATCAGGTACTTCAGGTTCAAGTGGTTCATCAGGTACAGCAGGTTCATCAGGTTCATCAGGTACAGCAGGTTCAAGTGGTTCATCAGGTACAGCAGGTAGCTCAGGTACAGCAGGTAGCTCAGGTACAGCAGGTTCATCAGGTACAGCAGGTTCATCAGGTACAGCAGGTTCTTCAGGTACTTCAGGTTCTTCAGGTACTTCAGGTTCTTCAGGTTCATCAGGTACAGCAGGTAGTTCAGGTTCATCAGGTACAGGAGGTTCATCAGGATCTTCAGGTACAGCAGGTTCTTCAGGTTCATCAGGTTCTTCAGGTACAGCAGGAAGCTCAGGTACAGCAGGAAGCTCAGGTACAGCAGGAAGCTCAGGTACTTCAGGTTCTTCAGGCTCATCAGGTACTTCAGGTTCAAGTGGTTCATCAGGTACAGCAGGTAGTTCAGGTTCATCAGGTACAGCAGGTTCATCAGGTACTTCAGGTTCAAGTGGTTCATCAGGTACAGCAGGTAGCTCAGGTACAGCAGGTAGCTCAGGTACAGCAGGTTCTTCAGGTACAGCAGGTTCTTCAGGTACTTCAGGTTCTTCAGGTTCTTCAGGTACAGCAGGTTCATCAGGTACTTCAGGTTCAAGTGGTTCATCAGGTACAGCAGGAAGCTCAGGTTCTTCAGGTACAGCAGGTTCTTCAGGTACTTCAGGTTCAAGTGGTTCATCAGGTACAGCAGGTAGCTCAGGTACAGCAGGTAGCTCAGGTACAGCAGGTTCTTCAGGTACAGCAGGTTCATCAGGTACTTCAGGATCAAGTGGTTCTTCAGGAACAGCAGGTTCATCAGGTACTTCAGGTTCAAGTGGTTCATCAGGTACAGCAGGTTCTTCAGGTACAGCAGGTAGCTCAGGTACAGCAGGAAGCTCAGGTACTTCAGGTTCTTCAGGTACAGCAGGTAGCTCAGGTACTTCAGGATCATCAGGATTAAGTGCAGCAACTCAATTTCCATTAGGATTAGTTATACCATCAACAACATTAAGTGCTGGAGAATTTAAATTTAATAGTGCTACACAAAATTTAGCTACACAAGTAACATATTTTAATGTAGATGAAAATGGTGATACAATTCCAACACCTACAGCACCTGGATCATTAACATTATTCCAGAATCCAACAATGAGATTTGAGTATACTAGTGTATCAAATGTTGGTGATGTATTTACAGTAGCAGGTTCAGTAACTGAATCACCTAGTGCAAATCCATTTTCAAATGGTTCAACAGTAGATTTATCATTCTTACCATATGGTCAAGATGGTTCTTCAGGTACAGCAGGTATAGTTGGTGGAATTCCTTTTGATTATGTTGATCCGTCAACTTCAGTAACATCAGGTAAATTAAATTTCAATAATGGTTTAGTAGCATCAGTTACTGAAGTAGAATTAGATAATTTAAATAATCAAGGAGGTAGTGTAGTACCATTCTTTAATTACATAGATGATAGTCCAGGAACAGGTTTATTACAAATATTAAATTCTGCTGGGGATAAATCATTTCAAGCTACAGTTACATCATTTTCATGGGCAGGAGGAGCTAATAATTTAACATTTACAGTAAGTTCACCACAAGGTACTACAGGTGGGGGTGGTGCAACTGATTTTAGTATTAGTGAAAACCTATCAGTAACATTCTTACCAGATGCAGGTACATCAGGTTCTTCAGGTACAGCCGGATCATCAGGAACTTCAGGTTCTTCAGGTTCTTCAGGTACATCAGGTTCTTCAGGTACAGCAGGCTCTTCAGGTACATCAGGTTCTTCAGGTACAGCAGGATCTTCAGGAACGTCAGGTTCTTCAGGTACAGCAGGCTCTTCAGGCTCTTCAGGTACTTCAGGTTCAAGTGGTTCTTCAGGAACAGCAGGTTCATCAGGAACTTCAGGAGGCCAAGGTGAACAAGGTTCTTCAGGAACATCAGGTTCATCAGGTACAGCAGGATCATCAGGAACAAGTGGATCAAATGGTTCATCAGGAACAAGTGGTTCATCAGGATCTTCAGGTGATAGAGGAGGAGTAAGATATGAATATTTTTCATCACCTTTATTAGATCCAGGAGAACTTAATTATTCGTCAGGAATAAGTTCATTTATAATTAATAAAACTGATGGTGATGGTGTAGATCAAAGTAATTGGATTAATAGTTGGAATGACCAAGGAAATTCAACTACAGGAATAGGTAGAGTAACAGTACAAGAAGCTGGTAGTGGTAATGAAATATTAGCAGTAACATTAGCTAGTTTATCAACATTATCAGGAAATATTTATACATTTTCAACGGTATCAGGAACTTTAATAGATACAGGAATACCTTCAACAACTGAATTAGTTGTAAGTTTTGCAGCTTATGGTGATTCAGGTTCATCCGGTACTTCAGGTTCTTCAGGGACAGCAGGATCATCAGGAACAGCAGGTTCTTCAGGTACTTCAGGATCAAGTGGTTCTTCAGGAACAGCAGGTTCATCAGGAACAGCAGGATCATCAGGTACAGCCGGTTCTTCAGGTACTTCAGGTTCAAGTGGTTCTTCAGGAACAGCAGGCTCTTCAGGTACATCAGGCTCTTCAGGCTCTTCAGGTACTTCAGGTTCAAGTGGTTCTTCAGGAACAGCAGGCTCTTCAGGTACATCAGGTTCTTCAGGAACAGCAGGTTCATCAGGAACAAGTGGAAATAATGGTTCATCAGGAACAGCAGGTTCTTCTGGTAGATCGGCTACAATAGCCGTAGGTACTACTACTACATTAGCTGCAGGATCACCTGCAACAGTATCAGATGTTGGAACAGCAGTAGATGGTGAATTTAATTTTGGAATTCCAGCAGGTTCATCAGGAACTTCAGGAGGCCAAGGTGAACAAGGTTCTTCAGGAACATCAGGTTCATCAGGTACAGCAGGATCATCAGGAACAAGTGGATCAAATGGTTCATCAGGAACAAGTGGATCAAATGGTTCATCAGGTACATCAGGTTCAAACGGATCTTCAGGAACATCAGGTTCATCAGGATCATCAGGTGATAGAGGTGGAGTTCCATACACATTTAATAATTCGGGTATAAATTCAAACGGATTTTTATTTTATAATGGTAGTAATACATTAACTGTTAACAAATTTGATGGAAACGGTGTATCTCAATTAACATGGTTAAATTCATGGGACGATACAGGTGATAGTACAAATGGGTTTGGTGTAGTTACCATACAAGCAAGAAATAGTGATGCTGAATTACTAGTTGCTAAAGTAACATCATTAACCAATAATACTAATTTTATTTCGTTTGGAGTAACTGAACTTGCTGAAAGCGCATTTTCAACTAATGATAAAGTTGTAATATCATTTGCTGCATTTGGGGATTCAGGTTCTTCAGGAACTTCAGGTTCATCAGGTACTGCAGGTTCTTCTGGAACTTCAGGTTCATCAGGTACTTCAGGATCAAGTGGTTCTTCAGGAACAGCAGGTTCTTCAGGAACAGCAGGTTCTTCAGGAACAGCAGGTTCATCAGGGACAAGTGGCTCATCAGGTACTTCAGGTTCAAACGGATCAAATGGTTCATCAGGTACTTCAGGTTCTTCAGGTACTTCAGGATCAAACGGATCAAATGGTTCATCAGGAACATCAGGTTCATCAGGAACTTCAGGTTCAAATGGGTCAAACGGTTCTTCAGGTACTTCAGGTTCATCAGGAACTTCAGGTTCATCAGGAACTTCAGGTTCAAATGGATCAAACGGTTCTTCAGGTACTTCAGGTTCGTCAGGAACAAGTGGCTCATCAGGATCTTCAGGTGATAGAGGAGGAGTTAATTATAGATCTAATTCATCAGCAATTAATTCAAACGGATTTTTAAATACTAATGGTACTTCTACACTTCAAATTAATAAAACAGACCAAAATGGTGTATCTCAAGTAACATGGTTAAATTCATGGGATGACACAGGTGATAGCACAAATGGGTTTGGTGTAGTTACTATACAAAGATCAAATAGTGATGCTGAATTATTAGTTGCTAAAGTAACATCATTAACTAATTTTACAAATTATATCCAGTTTGGAATATCAGCACTTACATATTCAGCATTTGCTACTAATGATGATGTTGTAGTAAACTTTGCAGCGTTTGGTGATTCAGGTTCAAGTGGAACATCAGGTTCATCAGGAACATCAGGTTCTAATGGGTCAAACGGTTCTTCAGGTACTTCAGGTTCTTCAGGAACTTCAGGTTCAAATGGATCAAATGGTTCATCAGGAACAAGTGGTTCATCAGGTACAGCAGGTAGCTCAGGTACATCAGGTTCAAGTGGTTCTTCAGGTACTTCAGGTTCAAATGGATCAAATGGTTCATCAGGAACTTCAGGTTCATCAGGAACATCAGGTTCTTCAGGTACATCAGGTTCAAATGGATCTAATGGTTCTTCGGGAACAAGTGGCTCATCAGGTACTTCAGGATCAAATGGTTCTAACGGTTCATCAGGAACTTCAGGCTCATCAGGAACATCAGGTTCAAACGGATCTAACGGTTCATCAGGAACATCAGGTTCATCAGGAACAAGTGGTTCATCAGGTACGTCAGGTTCTAATGGATCAAACGGCTCATCAGGAACGTCAGGTTCATCAGGATCATCAGGTGATAGAGGTGGAGTTCCATACACATTTAACAATTCGGGTATAAATTCAAACGGATTTTTATATTATAATGGTAGTAATACATTATCAATTAATAAAACAGATGGGAATGGCGTATCCCAATTAACGTGGTTAAATTCATGGGATGACACAGGTGACAGTACAAATGGGTTTGGTGTAGTTACTTTACAAGAAAGAGATAGTGGAGCATCAATATTAGTTGCTAAAGTAACATCATTAACTAATCAAACTAATTATATTCAATTTGGAGTTACAGAATTATCTGAAAGTGCATTTTCAACTAATGATAAAGTTGTAGTATCATTTGCAGCATTTGGAGATTCAGGTTCAAGTGGAACATCAGGTTCATCAGGTACATCAGGATCAAACGGATCTAATGGTTCTTCAGGTACATCAGGTTCTTCAGGAACTTCAGGTTCAAATGGATCAAACGGTTCTTCAGGAACATCAGGTTCATCAGGTACATCAGGATCAAATGGATCAAATGGTTCATCAGGAACAAGTGGTTCATCAGGAACAAGTGGTTCATCAGGTACGTCAGGTTCAAATGGATCAAACGGTTCATCAGGAACTTCAGGCTCATCAGGAACATCAGGTTCAAACGGATCTAACGGTTCATCAGGAACATCAGGTTCATCAGGAACTTCAGGTTCAAATGGATCAAATGGTTCATCAGGAACAAGTGGTTCATCAGGAACAAGTGGTTCATCAGGAACTTCAGGAGTAAGTGGAGCATCTGGTACTTCAGGTACTGCAGGTTCCAGTGGAACTTCAGGTTCAAATGGATCAAACGGTTCATCAGGAACATCAGGTTCATCAGGTACATCAGGATCAAATGGTTCTAATGGTTCATCAGGAACTTCGGGTTCTAATGGATCAAATGGTTCTTCAGGAACTTCAGGTTCTTCAGGTACATCAGGATCAAACGGATCTAATGGTTCATCAGGAACGTCAGGTTCATCCGGAACTTCAGGTTCATCAGGAACTTCAGGTTCAAACGGATCAAATGGTTCTTCAGGAACTTCGGGTTCTTCAGGTACATCAGGTTCTAATGGATCTAATGGTTCTTCAGGTACATCAGGATCAAATGGTTCTTCAGGTACATCAGGATCAAATGGATCAAATGGTTCATCAGGAACTTCAGGTTCTTCAGGTACATCAGGATCAAATGGATCAAATGGTTCATCAGGAACAAGTGGATCATCAGGAACTTCAGGTTCAAATGGGTCAAATGGTTCATCAGGTACATCAGGTTCAAACGGATCTAATGGTTCATCAGGAACGTCAGGTTCATCAGGATCATCAGGTGATAGAGGTGGAGTTCCATATAGATTTAATAATTCAGGTTTAAATTCAAATGGATTTTTCTCTTATAATGGTACTAATCAATTAAACATAAATAAAACAGACCAAAATGGTGTATCCCAATTAACGTGGTTAAATTCATGGGATGATTCAGGCAACTCAACTACAGGATTTGGAACTGTTACTATACAAAGAGAAAATAGTGATACTGAAATATTAATTGCAAAAGTAACATCATTAACTAATCAAACCAATTATATTCAATTTGGGGTATCAGCACTTACATATTCAGCATTTGCTACTAATGATGATGTAGTAATAAACTTTGCTGTAACAGGTAATTCAGGTTCATCAGGTACATCAGGTTCAAACGGATCAAACGGTTCATCAGGTACATCAGGTTCAAACGGATCAAACGGTTCATCAGGAACAAGTGGCTCATCAGGTACTTCAGGTTCAAACGGATCTAATGGTTCTTCAGGTACATCAGGTTCAAACGGATCAAACGGTTCATCAGGAACAAGTGGCTCATCAGGTACTTCAGGTTCAAACGGATCTAATGGTTCTTCAGGTACATCAGGTTCAAACGGTTCATCAGGTACATCAGGTTCAAACGGATCTAATGGTTCTTCAGGAACTTCAGGTTCAAACGGATCAAACGGTTCATCAGGAACAAGTGGTTCATCAGGAACTTCAGGTTCAAACGGATCTAATGGTTCTTCAGGAACTTCAGGTTCAAACGGATCTAATGGTTCATCAGGAACAAGTGGTTCATCAGGAACTTCAGGTTCAAACGGATCTAATGGTTCTTCAGGAACTTCAGGTTCATCAGGTACTTCAGGTTCAAACGGATCAAATGGTTCATCAGGTACTTCAGGTTCTTCAGGTACATCAGGTTCAAACGGATCTAATGGTTCTTCAGGAACATCAGGTTCATCAGGAACTTCAGGTTCTAATGGAGGTAATGGTTCATCAGGAACAAGTGGATCAAACGGTTCTTCAGGTACAAGTGGTGTACAAGGTGAACCAGGTGAACCAGGAGAAAATGGTTCATCAGGAACAAGTGGATCAAACGGTTCTTCAGGTACATCAGGATCAAACGGATCTAATGGTTCATCAGGTACATCAGGTTCAAATGGAGGTAGTGGTTCATCAGGTACTTCAGGAACAGCTACAATAACAGGAACAACCAATAATGGTATAATGACCTTAAATGGTTCATCACCAAATTTAGCAACTGAACAACATATTACAGTAGTTGAAACTTCATCACCATCTCTTAGTCAATTATCATTTAATGAAAGAGCAGTTATATCGTTTAAAGCAGGATTAGCTGATCAAGAATTTTCAGGTATTTCTGAAAGAGATATTGCAAATCAAATTGTAACACAATATAAAGTATATTATCTTACAACAAGTGGAACTTGGGATTTAGCAGATGCTAATCAAGATGAAGATCATGCTAGTCATTTATTAGCTATGGCAATGGGAGGTGGTTCACAAGCTGATGGTATGATGCTACAAGGATTTGCTGGGCTTGAAGGTCATGGATTTAATATTGGTCAACCACTTTATTTATCAAATACTGCAGGTAGTTTAACAAACACAGTTCCATCATCTGGTTGGGCTAGAATTGCTGGTTATGCTGTAAATGATGATTGTATTTATTTTGACCCTGATAAAACATTTATAACAATTAGTTAATAATTAAATTATGACATATCTATCATCAAATCTAACATTTGAAAGTGATAAAATTACTTATGTAAACTCATCAAATCAAACTTTAGAAGTAATGATGGATTGGGAAGATACTATAATGTCAGCTTCAGCAGCTTATGCTTGTGAGGGGGGTGGAGATATTCTTGAAATAGGGTTTGGAATGGGAATATCAGCTGGTTATATTCAACAACATACTATTAATACACATACTATTATAGAAAACCACCCACAAGTAATTACAAAAGCTCAAGCATGGGCTGCAGATAAACCTAATGTAACTATATTAGAAGGTAGTTGGTATGATATAAAAGATACTTTAAGTACTTATGATGGTTTATTTTACGATACTTGGGGTGATTTAAATAATACAGATATTTGGGGATTAATACCTTCATTTATGAAAGCAGGTGGAAGAGCAACATGGTGGGGTAGTAATGAAGAACTTTCTATGGGATTTGATAATGTTACATTTGATATACATGATGTTAACCCACCCACAAATCAATATTTTAACCATAGTCAGTATTATCTACCTAAAAAACAGTTTTAAATGGCAACAACTACGGTTTATTATTCATCTCAAGGAAGAGTAGATAAAACTACTGGTGGTACTCCATCTGCTTCTTGGGCGACTGTAAGAGGATCAAATACAACTACTGGAAATTCAGTAGCTAGTACTGGAGCTAATGAAAATTTTGCTTGTAAAATGGAAGCAGCAAGGGGTGGTTCTGTTTTTACCTCAAATAAGAGAGCTTATTTTTATTTTGACTTATCAAGTATAGGAACAACCATTTCATCTATAACTCTTAAAGCGCGAGGGGGTACAAATGCTGCTAATCAAAATGGAGATTGGATAGTAGCTAGAGCTAATTCGGATAATGATTTTGGAACTATAGCAACATCAGACTATCCATTAGTTTTTAATTCTACAACATCATTTACAAGTTATTCTGCATTCCAATCAACAAATTGGTCTGCTAATACTAATAATTCAGTTGCATTAAATGCAGCAGCTATTACTAATGCTAATTCTGGGGGAGAGTTATGTGTATGTTTAATGAATTATACTTATGATTTTGCTAATACAGCAGTTGAAGAAAGTTTTGGGAATATAGAGAATACTCTTAGTTTTGCAAATTCTGGAACTAGTAGAGCAAATTTAGTAGTAGTACATGCAGATGCAGCTACTGGTTATCCTAATCCTGTTAATGCTATAGCATCAGCTAATATAAATAAAATTAATGCAATATTATCAACAGACATAAATAAAGTAAATGGTGTTAGTTAATTTAAAAAATATACATTATTAGAGATTTTCTAATATGTATAACAAAATAAATCGAATGATTAAGAAAAAACAAGTTTTAGAAAAAGATGAAATTAGTAAAATTCAAGAATTAAAAGATAGATTAAAAAGTATTACAGAAATTTCAGGCGTTGTAGAGGTACAGAATTATAACATACAAATAAAAAAAGAACAATTAAAATTAAGTTTGCAAGGTTTACAGCAAGAAGAAGCAATACTTGCTAAAGAATTAGAAGAAAAATACGGACCAGGTACTATTTCATTAGAAACTGGTGAATTTTTACCAAGTAAATAAAATTTTGAAAAAATTTAGTATATTTATCATAAAAATAACATAAAATGGCAGAAACATTAATTTCCCCAGGGGTACTAGCAAGAGAAAATGATCAATCTCAAGTAACTTCACAACCAATACAAGCAGGAGCTTGTGTAGTTGGACCAACTGTTTTAGGTAGTGTAAACATTCCTAAGTTAGTAACAAGCTACTCAGAATATCTAGCAAATTTTGGTAGTACATTTGCGAGTGGTTCAGACGAATTCACATACTTTACATCTATTTCAGCATATAATTACTTTCAAAATGGTGGTACATCATTAATAGTAAATAGAGTAGCTTCAGGATCATGGACTCCTGCATCTTCTTCAGTAATTGAAAATAATGTAACTAGTACGGCATTAAATCCTAGCCCTTATAATTTTACAGGATCAGCAGGAATAACAGGTAGAGGAGGTACAGCTGGAACTTTTTCAGCAGTTGCTTCTACAAAAGATGGAGGAGCTTCTGATGCTACATTTAACGTAGTAAGAGGAACTGCAATAGGACAAATATATAATGGAACTGCTAATACAATAGGAACTGCAGGTAGTTTTGCAGCATTAGTTGCTGCAGGTACTAACCCAGTAGATTGTCTTGTTAGTACAGTATTTGGATCAAGTACAGCAATTTCAGTAACTGGTGGAACAGGAACAGGAGCAACAGTTAAAGTTACAACTGGAGCACAATTAACAACTACACAAAGAGCTACAATTACAGAAATAGAAGTAATTAATGCCGGAACAGGATATGTAGCAGGTGATATAATAACTATCCCAGCAGGATCTTTAGGATCAGGAATGCTTAAAGTAGCAGCTAAAACTCCAACTGTAGTAAATACAGTAGGAACAGCAGCTCCTGGTAATGTAACTTTAGTAGAAGGTACATCCGGAGCAGGTTCAAACACATACTCAGTAAGTGGCGGAACTTCTCAAGGATCAGGTGCTACATTTAATTGTATATTTGACTCATCAGCAGGAAAATTAAGTACTTCAACTCCAACAATAGCAGCGGGTGGTTCAGCTTTCGCAAATGCAACAGGTACATCTGCAACAGGATTAACATTAGCAGATTTAATTGGTTCTGGAGGTGGTATTGCTGGTGGTGGAGCAGGTGGTACATTTACTTTAACTCAAAATGGTGGTGACGTAGATACACTTACTATTACTGATGCTACAGGAACTTCAGGGTATACAGATTCTACAGTAATAACAATTGCTGCAGCAGATTTAAATACTTTAACAGGTACACCATTTGGTAGTGGTGTAACAGGAGGTGCTAGAGCATTCTCAGTGGCTCAAGGTAATTTATTAACAGAAGTAATTAGTATAACTCCAACAGATGCAACATTTGTAGAAGGATTTCAAGCAGATAATATAATTACAATAGATTCCGGAAATATTACAGGAATTGGTAGTACTGTATCATTTACTTTAGTATCAGGTGATTTAGAAAATGCATCAGGAGCAGTAGCAGCTGCACTAGCAGTAAATGCAAGTAATACTCAAGATAATTTAAATAACTTAGTAATTGAACCAACTTCAATTGTGTTAGTTACACAAGGAGCTACTACATTTACTAATTCAAATGACATTGAAATAGCAACCGGAGTAATTGGTAGTCCAACATCAGCAATAGATATAGATTTACAAGATGCAGATTTTGTAGATGATGTAGCTTTTGAATTAGAAACAATATCTGATGGAACTATAATGAATGCTGGTGATGCTACAGGAGCAAATGGAACATTAACTGGTGGAACTGCTAGTAATATTAGATGGGAAATACAAGGAAGAGATGTAGCAAGTGGAACATTTAGTGTAATTATTAGACAAGGTAATGACACACAAACAGCTAAAAGAGTATTAGAAATATACCCTAATGTATCATTAGACCCAAAATCATCTAATTACATAGAAAGAATAATAGGTAACATGACAAAAGTATTTAATGGAGCTGGAACAACAGATCCATATATTAGTACAGTTGGAAACTACCCAGTATCTTCAAGATACGTAAGAGTAAAATCAGTAAATGCAAAAACTCCAAATTATTTTGATAATAATGGAACAGCAAATCCAGCGTATGCTGATTTCTTACCAGATAATGCAAGTGGATCATTTGGTGGAGCTAATGGAGCATTATTTTCACAAACAGGATTCCCAGTATATACACAAGCTAAATATTATGATGCAATAACAGATGCTAATTCACAAGGTATGACTCCAACAGAAGCACAAACATACACAGATGCATTTAATTTGTTAGCAAATAAAGATGATTATCAATATAATATTATTTCTGCACCTGGTTTATATTACGCATCTTCAACTTGGGCAACTCCAATGAATACATTATTATCAAATACACAAGGAAGAGGAGATGCTATAGCAGTTATAGATGTAGTTAATTATTCAGGAGGAACAGTAGAAACAGCAAAAACACAAGCTGCTTCAATTGATAATTCATATGCAGCAACTTATTGGCCTTGGATTCAATTAAATGACCCAGATTCAAGACAGTTAGTATGGACCGTACCATCATCGGTTATTCCTGGTGTGTACGCGTTTAATGACAGAACAAGTGAAGCTTGGTTCGCACCCGCTGGAATTAATAGAGGTGGTTTAAATACGGTAGTACAGGCACAAAGAAAATTAACACAATCTAATAGAGATAGTTTATATACAGGTAAAGTAAATCCAATAGCAACGTTCCCAGGAAGAGGAGTTGTAGTATTTGGACAGAAAACTTTACAATCAACAGCATCAGCTTTAGATAGAATTAATGTTAGAAGATTATTAATAGCCTTAAAATCATTTATTGTACAAATTGCTGATAATTTAGTATTTGAACAAAACACGGCAGCAACAAGAAATAATTTCTTAGCACAAGTTAATCCATACTTAGAATCAGTACAACAAAGACAAGGATTATATGCCTTTAAAGTACAAATGGATTCTGCTAATAATGGGCCAGATGTAGTTGATAGAAACCAAATGGTGGGTGCAATTTATATCCAACCAACTAAAACAGCTGAATTTATTTACTTAGATTTCAACATTTTACCAACTGGAGCTGAATTTCCATCATAAGAAGTATAAAACATAATATGTATAATAAAATAAAATAATAATAAAATGGCAGTAGTAAATCCAAACGAAATGTTTTTCACAGCTTTTGAACCAAAAGTTGCCAATAGATTTATAATGTATGTAGATGGTATACCATCATATATGATCAAAGAAGTAGGTGAAATTAAGGTAGAGCAAGGTGAAATAGTACTTAATCATATCAATACTTATAGAAAAGTAAAAGGTAAAGCTAAATGGGCGGATGTGTCTATGACATTATACGATCCAATTACACCATCAGGAGCTCAAGCAGTAATGGAGTGGGTAAGATTACACCATGAATCTGTAACGGGTAGAGATGGTTACTCTGATTTCTATAAAAAAGATGTAACTATTAATGTATTAGGACCTGTAGGTGATGTAGTATCAGAATGGATATTAAAAGGTTCATTTATAAAAGATGCAACATTTAAAGGATTTAATTGGGATACTGAAGCGGAAGCTCAAGATGTTTCATTAACTCTAGGAATGGATTACTGTGTATTAAATTTCTAAAAAGAAATTACATAATTTTAAGAATAGCTTGGCTTCGGTCAAGCTTTTTTTTATATTAAATATGTATACACGAAATTAAGTTATAACTAAATAAAAGATATGAGTGAAGAAACACAAAAATACCCATCAGAAGTAGTAGAACTACCTTCAAATGGGATAGTTTACCCAAAAGACAATCCATTATCATCTGGAAAAGTAGAAATGAAGTACATGACTGCTAAAGAAGAAGATATACTTACTAACCAATCATATATTCAAAAAGGCACAGTAATAGATAAATTATTAGAAGCATTAATAGTATCTAAAGTGGATTATAAAGATTTAATAGTTGGTGACAAAAATGCATTATTAATTGCTGCTAGAATATTAGGTTACGGTAGTGAATATGAGTTTACATATAAAAATGAAAAAGTTACAATAGATCTATCATCTTTAGAAAATAAAGATTTTGATAAATCTAAATTTAAGCAAGGTAAAAATGAATTTCCATTTACTTGTCCTAAATCTGAAACAATGCTTACGTTTAAACTTTTAACACACAAAGATGAAACTAAAATTGATAATGAATTAAAAGGATTAAAGAAAATTAATAAAAATAATACACCGGAATTATCAACACGTCTTAAACATATGATAGTATCTGTAGATGGTTCTGAAGATTCTAAAGACATTAGAAATTTTGTGGATAATTATTTTTTAGCACAAGATTCAAGAGCGTTTAGAAATTACATTAAGGATTTTCAACCTGATGTTGATTTAACAGTATCAATTGATACATTAGAAGGTGGCGACGAGGACATTACAGTCCCGATAGGGCTTAACTTTTTTTGGCCTGACTCAGACTTATAGAATAAGTTTATTTTCTCAAATCCATGATATAGTATTTCATGGTAAGGGTGGTTATGACTGGCATACTATTTATAATATGCCTATATGGCTACGTAGTTTTACTTTTTCTAAAATAAATGATTTTTATGTAGAAGAAAATGCTAGAGTTAAAAAAGCTCAAGGAAATAATAGTAATACTAAATCTGTAACTACAGATGGTAAAGTAACATCACCTGAATTTCTAAAAAATGTAAAACCAAAACCTACCTATTCAACAAAGGCATCTAAAAAATAGATGCTTTTGATATTTATAATAAAACCCTTTAATGGCTGATTTAGATAAAAATAAAAAAATAGCAAAAGAACTTAACAAAGATTTATCTGTTATTGAGAATACTATAATTAGTATTGCTAATAATTTATCTAATGCAGTTAAAAATGCTCTTCAAGATGTAAAAGATGAAAGTAAACAAGTTTCTGAAATATTTGCTGGCGATATTGTAAGAGGTATAAAAGGATTAGCTAAAGGATTAGATGATACTATAAAAAATCAACAAAAGTTAATATCAGGTCAATTAAAATCTTCTGATATTGCAAAACAGATAGAAGATAGAGCAATAAAAAGGGAAATTATTGAAAGAACCATTAATTCACTATCAGCTGAACAAAATGGATTAAAAGATACATTAAATAGACAATTAGCAGAATTAGATGAGGCTGAAGCAGCACATTTAGCAATATTAAGACAACAACAATCAGAAGCAGAAGCCCTTGAAAAAAAGATGGGTGCTATTGGGGCAATAGTAAAGGGGATTTCCAAAATCCCCATAATTGGAGATCTTATTAATGCTGATGAAATAATGGGTAAAATACAGCAAAAAGCAGCTAGGACTGGGGGTGCTTTTGCTAAACTTGAAGTAGCAGCTTATGGAGTTGGTCAAGTATTAGGCTCTGCTCTTGATGCCATGACTGATCCAACAATAGTATTTGCAAAAATCCTAAAATCAGCAGGAGAAATTGAAAAACAACAAAAAGTATTTAGATCAATAACTGGTCAAAATATAGATCTAACAGATACTTTAAATACGGGTCTTATTACTACTGGTGAGTATATAAAATCAGCAAGTATGCTATCTAAAGAATTAGGGATTAATGCAGCCGTTGTATTTTCTCCTGAAACAATTAATGAAGTAGCACAATTAACTGAAAATATGGGATTAGGTGCTCATGAAGCAGCCCAATTAGCTAAATTTGCTAAATTATCAGGTAAACCATTAGCAGAAGTTTCTGCTAATATGGAATCATCATTTAGAGATTTTGTTGGAACAGAAAAAGTTGGTATAAATTTTAAAGGTGTAATGGAAGATGTAGGAAGTGTTTCTGCAGCAGTTTCATTATCGATGGGCAGTTCAGCAGACAACATACAGGATGCTGCTATGGAAGCTAGAAAATTAGGACTTTCTTTACAACAAGTAGATGATATAGCAGGTTCTATATTACAATTTGAATCTTCTATTCAAGCAGAAATGGAAGCTGAATTGCTTACAGGTAAACAATTAAATTTAGATAAAGCTAGACAATTAGCTTTAGCAAATGATTTAGAAGGTCTATCTAAAGAAATAGGAAAAAATGAAGGTATATTAAAAGCATTTGCTTCTGGTAATAGAATACAACAAGAAGCTACAGCTAAAGCTATGGGTATGTCTAGAGAAGAAATGTCTAAAATGATATATGCACAAAAAATACAAGGTGACTTATCAACAGAACAAGCAGCAAAAGCAGCAGGTATATCTTTAGAAGAAGCAAAAAGATTAGGTTTACAACAACAAATTGAAAAATCAATAAATAAAATAACAGAAGCTTTAGCTGGCCCTTTAACTTATATACTACAATTTGTATCTAATGGTTTGGTATTAAAAGGAATTATGGCCGCAATTGCTATATCTTTAGTTAAAAAATCAGCCCCTGCTTTAAAAAGTATGGCTATGAATATGTTTAAAGTTGCCGCAGGTGCTTTACAATATTTTAAAAATTTAAAACAGGGACAAGGTATAATGGGTTCTTTAAAAGGATTAACAGGAGGAGATAAAACTGGTGATGTGACAGATAAATTAACAAAATCTTCTAAAAATCTAAAACCAGGAGCAGGGAAAATAATGCAAGGTTTCCTTACAGGACTTGGAAAGGGTTTAGCAGCTCTTGGTAAAGCTCTAAAAGGCCCACAACTAGCATATATAGCCATAGGTGTAGGGTTAATATCAGTTGCAATGATAGCTTTAGGAGCAGCTTTAGGATTAGCCGCACCTGGTATTAAAGCATTTGGTACTGTAATAACTGCTGTATTTGATGGTATTGGTACTATAATAACAAAAACAGCAGAAGGATTTGTATTAATAATGGAAGCAGTTTCAATGGAAAATATTGGACCAATGTTATTATTAGGACCTGCATTATTTGGCATTGCTGGAGGACTTATGGCTGTAGCATTAGCTGGAATAGGAGCATTGCCAATATTAGGTGCTTTAAGTGCTTTAGGTTTAGTATCTGCTCCATTAATTGAATTAGCTGGTGTATTTGGTGCAGGTGGGGGAGAAGATAATAATAACGAATCCCAACTATTAAAAAAATTAGATGAATTAATAGCTGTAGTAACTGAAGGAGGTGATGTTTATATGGATGGTAATAAAGTAGGAAAAAGCTTAACAATTGCATCTTCTGGAATAGGTTAATATTTATAATAAAATAATTAAAATAAAAAATTATGGCACAATCATTAGAAAATAGATTTGAAATAGGAGGAGGTTCAAGATTAGGATATCCTAACAATCCCTCACAACCTATCGCAACAAGTCCTTCACTAGCAAATCCAAATATAGCAACATCAACATTACATGATTTATATTCATACGATGGTAATCCGAGTGCAGCTACTGTAGAAAGAGTTAGATTTACAAATTTTAATGGAGCTAAAGGAAATAATGCATTACCTCAACCAACTGAATTACAGGCATTTACAGGACCTCAAAATACAGGTGCAGCAGCAGCTGGATTTAGAAATTATAATAATCAATCTACATATGATGATTTTATACTAGCTCAAGGTGGTCAAGATGGGGCATTAGCAGCAAATAGATTTCAAGGAAGAGGAGATAGCCTCTTAAGATAAAGATAATAATAAATAACATCTAATTATGTTAATAACTTCAACTACAGTATTAAACAAGTTGAAATTTACTACTAATGGAGGTGACAGGCAAAATGGAGCATGGAGTGGTCAACCTTTCATACCGAAAGATATACCAAACGTTGAATATAACAACCCAAATCAAACTTTTCAAACTATGGAGGGTTTACCTCCAGAACCTGCTGCACTAGGCGGTATTGATTTCTTTTTAAGGGGAGGTGGTTTAGCACTTCCGGCTGCTGAAGAAGATGTTAGTAGATTAACAAAATTATTATTTGATACAAGATCCCCAAATGGCTTTGAATTTATAGCTAAACAAAATGTATTATCTCGTCAAAGTGTAAAAACCGAAGCTTCTTTTGGGGGTGGGTATGGTTTTGGAACTATTAATCAAGGTTTATACTTACCTGCTAGTACATTATTACAAACTGGTTTAGCACCTATAGCACCGGGTTCTATAAATTTATTTGGAGTAAATCCAATTACTGATAATATTCCTTTAAGAATAACAGATGGTAGGACTATAGGAACAAGTAGTGGTGGTATAAATAGTTATTTTGGGGCTGTTAATGCCCAAAATATTGGAAGTGGAGGAGAAGAACAAAATAGATTAGTTTTATTACAAAATGCTGTTAGTACAGGTGTTGGAGAAAAAACAGGAAGAGGAAGAATTCAATTAGGAGGAAGAAAAAACAGATTTATTACAAGATATGGTGGGGGACCTAATTCAATAGGAGGAACAGTTGGTAGGACTACAATTCCCTTTACTGATCAAAGAACAGGACAAAATAATCCATTAGTAAAATTAAGTGGGTTTTATGGCACAGATGGTTTAGCATCTAACCAGGCACAATTAAATGGTGTTAATTTTGATTCATTTTTAGGAGCACCACTTATTGGAAATGCTACCAATACAATTGATTATATACCATCTAAAGGTAATTATGCAGCTTTTATACGCCCTTCAATAAATTCTAATGGATATGATGTTAATGATGCTAGTAACCCAGGAGCTTCTTTAGCTTATATTAATGGTAATAGTTTAGGTATAACTAATAGATTTAGTTCTGGGGATTTTGAAAATATTAGTTGGATAGGACAAGATAATCTAGTTATAGATAATGATTTTGATAAAGTAACTAAATTTAGAAATTACCTTGGTCCTGATAATTATTCAGCATTAAATAGTTATTCTCCAACTATTGAACAAGGTGTAGATGGTGGGGCAGATACTATTGGACAAGTAATAAGAGGAAATCTATTTAAATCCTCAGTTAGTAACAAATTTGTTGAAATCTTCCCAGATCAAGCTTCATCAATAATGGGGGTTTTAGGTACGGGTATTGCAGCTTTTCTTCCAACTGAATTAGAAGAAATAGTTGGTTCTAATGAATATTTTTTTCAGCCCGATGGTTTTAAAAATCCTCAAACTTTTAATGCAAATGTATACTCATCTCCTTTAACATCAGATTTAGCTAATATAAAAAAAGGTAATACTTTTGTACAAACACAAACACAATTATATCAAAATAGTTTAAGTTCACAAGGTAATAATACAGGGATAAAAAATCCTCTAGATTTTAGAAAAAAAACATCTGCTGGTGATTTTGAAAATAATACGCAGATGAAAGCCGCTTTAGGAAGCAGTAAAATATTATCATTATCACCGAATTATCAAAAACATAGACAAAGTAAAAGAATAAATTTAGGAGACCCAGGACAAAATGCAGGAGAACTAATTGGGAAAACTAATCAAGTTACAAAGAATGTTTTAAATTATGGGTTAAATGCTGATACATATGTAGCTTTAGATAAACTTACTGCTACACCAATATACCAAGGTACTCAAGTAGACGATGAAAAAGCAACTCAAGACTCAGTTGCTTTTAATATAGCTGTTATGAATTTTGATACACCATCACAAAATACTTACATACATTTTAGAGCATTTATAAATGAGTTTAATGATAATTACACAGCTAAATGGGATCCTGTTCAATATGTAGGTAGAGGTGAAGAATTATATAATTATAAAGGATTTGGAAGAGAAATTTCTATGGGGTGGACAGTTTATGCTCAATCAAAAGCTGAATTAATCCCAATGTATAAAAAATTAAATTATTTAGCATCATCATTAGCACCTGATTATAGTAGTGGTGGTTATATGAGAGGAAATATAGTACGTTTAACAATGGGAGGTTATTTATATGACCAACCTGGTATTATTACGGGTTTAAGTTATGGAATACCTGAGGAATCACCTTGGGAAATAGCAATTAATGAAGATGGAGGGGAAGACAAATCAGTTAAACAAATGCCCCATATGATAAAAGTATCAGGATTTACATTTATCCCAATACAGAAATTTATTCCTGAAATTCAACAAAATAAATTTGATCCTTTAGGAAATATTACAAGTTATGGTGAACAAGAATATATTGCATTAGCTAATTCATCAGGAAATACAAACTATAATACACTCTATAAGTCTTACAATAGAGACGGATCAACACCTGTATAAAATTATGAATAGATACGAAACCATACAAGAAATAAGAAATGAAAATCCTTACGTTGGAACTCTAGGAGATAAGTACTATGATACAGTTTCTTATCCTGAGGTTGGAGCCAGCGAAAAAGATATTTATGTTGAGACAGAATTTGGTGATAGATTAGATGCTTTAGCTTATCAATTTTATGGAGATGTAACTTTATATTGGATAATAGCAATCAGAAATCCAAACAAAGTTAGTTTTGGTTCAATTTATTTACCACCAGGTTCACAAATAGCAATCCCTCAGGATATTAGTACAATAGTAGATGAATATAGGGATTTAAATGAGTTATAAAAATGAATATATTAGGACAAGATTTTGAAGGTTGGGTAACTAAACAAGTAAATTTAAGACAAGCCTCTTTAAATAGAGGTAGTGGAGAAAATGCTAAGGATACATTATATCAACAATCAAAAACACCATGGATTAGATTAGCAAGTTCAATTGATGTTGATAATGATGGTGGTACTTTAGCTAAAAGTTTAATATTACAAGGGGGTACTACAAATATTAATGGTACACGAGTGTCTGGTTTAACATCTTCCACAAAAACAGGTGTTTATGGTTGGGGAGGTATTAACCAAAGAGGACAAGTACCAATGCCGGGTATAACTAACGCTTCTGTAAAATTTATAAATAATGGAGCTTTATCTAAATCAGAAATTTCAATAAAATGTTATAGTAAACAACAATTTGAATTAATAGATAAATTATACATGAGACCTGGGTATACTTTACTTTTGGAATTTGGGTGGAGTGTGTATTTAGATACAAATGGAAATCTTCAATCATATGATGGTTTTTCTTCACCTGCTTTAAGATCTTTTATGAGTGGGGGTTCAAACCAATATGATATAATAGAAAAAATAAAAGGTGAAAGAAAAATAAAATGTGGAAATTACGAAGGTATTTTTGGAAAAGTAACAAATTTTAAATGGAATTTTAACCCTGATGGAAGTTATGATATTACAGTTGATTTAGTTGGAATAGGGGATGTAATAGAAACTCTTAAAATAAATTCATCATTAAATAAAACAGAAAAATCAGGGGATCAAGAAGAGGATACTGATCCTTTGGATGGTGAATTTCCTTTAATAAATAATGCTACTAAAGATTCATTAAGTACATGGTTATATGGTATATATAGTATACCACCGGGTTATCAAGTTTATACTGATGAATTAGGTGCTTTTGCTGGGCCCCTAAGGTTCACTCCACAAGATGGGGTAATTGAAGGATTTGCAATACCATCTAAAAATTATAAACAATCAAAGGATTTAGTAGTAAAAAATGCTATTCTCCAATGTAATCAAGGAAATTCAGGAGTTGAAGGAGAATATGGAAATCCAAATATGTTTATAACATTTGGTTTTCTTATAGCTTGGTTACAACAAAATATTATGTTAAAAAGCAAAACTGTACCTAATTGTGCATTTGATTTAAATTTTGAATATTTAGGTAAATATAATGCAAATTCTGCAGATAAATCAGACTTGACATTATTTAACTGCCCTTCAGGAAATTTATCAGCTAATCCAAGAGTATGTCTTATCCCATTTGCTGATGGAGTAAAATGGGTTCAACAAGACACTGCAGAAGCAAGAGCTATAGCTGCATTTAATGGTGGAACTATCCCACCTAGTTTACGTGATAGATACACTTTAAAATATCCAACACCAGGTAGTGGTAATAATAGTTCAGAAGCTTTTAGAAAAAAATTAGTTGGTACATATGAACCATCATTTAGGTATGATGATTTAAATGGAAGATTATCACAGGTATTATTAAATACTCATTTTATAGCAAAATGTTTAGATGAATCACCCGAAGATGATGATGGGGCTAAATCCGTTCTTGATTTTTTAAATTTAGTTCTATCTGGTATGAATAAAGCAACAGGAAGTATTAATGATATTACAGTAAAATTAAATCAAGATTCAACTAAAATCCAATTTATAGAAAATTCACCTCAAAAATTAATCAAAGAGGCTCCATCTACAGGAAGAAAACCATGTAAATTTAATACTTTTGGTAAAGGATCTTTTATACGAAATGTAAATTTAGATGGAAGTATACCATCCAATTTTGCTACTATGGTTACAATTGGGGCACAAGCTAATGGAAACCAAACAGGAGGTAATTCAACATCTTTTTCAAAATATAATGCAGGTTTAATAGATAGAATTATTCCCGAAAAAACCTCTGAGGGAGATGATAGTACAGCAGGGGGAGCAGCAGCAGCAGCAGCAGGAGCAAAAGTAGAAAGTCAGTTATCAAAACTTAACCAAACATTTTTAAAAATTACAGCAAATATAGGATTTTTTGATCCTATTAGAGCTTTTTTCTCATCAAAAGATAATTCATATCAAGATTGTTATAGTGATAGACAATGGGCTAAAGAATATGTAGATCAATTTCAATCTTTACATGGTCAATTTATGCAACTTTTAACTGGGTATTTACAAAGTCCAATTTCAGAAGGTGGTGTTAATAAAACTCCAGCTTCTTTTTTCCTACCTTTTAACCTTTCTTTAGAAATGGATGGTATATCAGGTATAAGACTTTATGAAACCTTTAGAATAGATGGTAAAGTATTACCACCAGCTTATGATGAAAATAAAATTAAACTTATAATTAAAGGTACAGATCATAAAATAGACGGTAGTGCATGGACAACAACTTTAAATACTCAATCAACACCTACAAACTAATAAAATGGGAATAAATATAACAACATTTGCTCAAGCCACAGTAGGTAATAATTTACCCCCAGCACCTCCTCCATTACCTGCAAGTGAAGAATTGTTAAGAATAAGATTACGTAGAATAATGGATGATAGTACTCAAACATTAGGTATAATGGATATTTTAGATAGAAATGAAAATATTTTATATTCTTTAGCAACTGTAGAATTACCTTGGAATAATAATCAAAATGGTATTAGTTGTGTTCCAACTGGTAATTATAGAGTTATATCTTATAGTAGTGGTAAATATGGTAGATGTTTTTGGTTAATAGGAAATGATGATGGGGGCTACCAAGATAATAGAATAACTGGAAGTGGTTATACTAGAGGTTCTATATTAATATATGCTGCCCCAAAAGCAACTAAAAATTTACAAGGATGCATAGGGTTAGGATTAAAATTTAACGATCAAACTAACCAATTAGGTATACAAAAAGGAACAGGATCATTTTATTTATCACCTTCTAAAGAACAATCACAACAAGCATTAAATAAATTATTAAATACTTTATATAGTATTGGCTCTTTTAAAATGGAAATATCAGGTGATAAATCTGTATCTAATGAAACAGATATATCTTTAATTGATACTGAAGTTCAAAATTCATTTAATAGACAAGTTAGAAGGACAGCAGAACAGTCAAATTTATTACCAAACCTTTACATAGCTCCTAAATAATAATTATGTATATACCTAAAAATAGAATAAAAACTAATTTATATACTCGAGGAAATGAGTATAAAAAATTATCTGATGGTGAAGAATATATAGGTTATTATTGGTCTATGTATGATGGCACATTTTATACAGGAGTAAATCAAGATGATAGCCCATCTATCCAAATAATTAAGATTGACACAACAGAAAATATTGAAATACAAGATTCACAAAACCAAGAATTTCAACAATATACTGCTAATTATGATATGGAAGTAACACCGGGTCAATATCAAAATATGAAAGATATTGATGTTTATAATAACATCAATCAAGTAGATATTTCTTCAACCCAAATAACTCCTCAACAGTTTTACTCTACTCCACTAGAAACAGATTATGAAAATGGATTTTATATAAGATATTTTGCTTGCAAAATTAATGAAATAAAGTATTTAGAATTAGATAAGAATACTTATACAAAAATGAAAGATAAAAATCCTGCTTATAATTTTATCCCTTATAGGACATTTCGTATACAATGGAGTTTAGTTGGGGAACCAAGAAATTTATATCAAGCTAATTTATCACAAGTAAACATCTTAGAAAGAAATTTAGGTAAACAAGGTTTTAAAGATTTTTTAAATAATGATTTTACAAAATTCTACAGACCTCAAGCCATTAAAAATGATTTAATGACTGATGGTACTGAATATATTAACAGAAGAACAGGTGCCCCTTATTCTGGATCTTTTCACATTCATCCTAAAAAAGGTCCAATGGTAGGAGCAAAACACATATCAACTACACATGATTATCTAGATCCTCTTTTACCTGAAGTGGTGTTCCCTTAAAGTTTGGATTGTAGATAAATTCATCGTATATTGAACCAAAATAAGAGTTATGTTTTGGTTAGTTGAAGATGATAAGCAGTTAGAAGTATTTAAAAATTATGTTAGGGAGGAAGCATTTGTTGAAATAATTCCATATTCTAATGTAGAGCATCCCACAAAAAGTGGTATTTGTGCTGTTTATATTCGCCCGTTAAATGCCGCAAAAGGTTTTATATTGACAAACGACCATAGCGAGACGTTAAATGTTGGTATAGACGCAATAAAATGTGTGTTAGACACATTAGATAAAGTGTATGTACGTGATAAGAAGGAATTTTTGCATTATTTGATATTACAAAAGCTTTTTGACATTACATTAACTACACCTACGTATATACCAGAATCAACTCAAACACATAATTACTTTTACAACAAATACCCCAATAAGGGAGACATAAATAGAATAATACCAATTGTTAAACATTATGAATATTGTGAAAATATATTTAACGACTTAAAAGATAAGATAAATGAGCCAATCAACGACTTTTACAACACAAAAGCCACAGTGGTATTCAACGCCGTGGAGCAAAGTGGTATACGAATTAATAGAGAAGAATTCAAATCGCACTTTTACGATGAGCGTAGCGAATATGTATACACGCAGTACAACTTTAAAACATTAACAACTAGACCCGCAAATAAATTCAATGGAATCAATTACGCAGCACTTAACAAGGATAATGGATGTAGGAAGAGTTTCATTCCACGTAACGATAAGTTTATTGAGTTGGATATTGGTGCTTATCATCCTACTCTTTTGGGGTTGTTGGTGGGGTATGATTTTGGTGATGAAGATATTCACAAGGCCTTTGCAAAAATGTATGGAGTGGATTATCAAAAATCTAAAGAGTTAACATTCAAACAACTATACGGAGGAGTATTCGAGCAGTTTAAAAATCTGGAATTTTTTCAAAGAGTTCAAATATATGTGGATGATTTGTGGTTAAGATTTAACAAAGAGGGCTGGATAGAGTGTCCTGTTTCAAAGCATGTGTATAAAAAAGACGCTTTAGATGATATGAAACCTCAAAAATTATTGAATTATGTTCTTCAAAACTTGGAGACCGCAATGAATGTTCGTATATTGTGGGATATATTTAAATCATTAAGAAACCGAAAAACTAAGCTAGTCTTATATACTTATGATTCGTTTTTGTTTGATTTTGATGAAGGAGAAGAAGATTTGATTGATGAAATTAAACAAATAATAAAAAAATATAAATTACAAATAAAAGAAAGTTATGGAAGCAACTACGATTTTAGATAAACCTGTTAATATGTATACTGTAGACGATTTTAACGAATTCTCTACATTAAATATAAAAGATTTGAACAACAAATTATTTTGCACATTTACCACTTTAGATGAGTTAGATCCGCTAATAGCAGATCTTACTTCTAAGTATGATATAATGTATAATAAGATATTTGTCTTGCATATTAAAAGCAATGACGAATATGTCTGTACTTATAATATTGATCAGGCAAATCTAGATAGTTTACCACAAAATACGATTCTAGTACATAGAAAAAAAGAATCAAACACACTGTATACTATAAATGCATTAAATGAATTAATTAAAAGATTAAATGGAGGTGTAGTCGACACTAAGTTTCCAATTGATTGGCAGCATTATAGAAATACAGTTTTACTTACTCAAAGAGATGAATTGAAGCAATTAAAGACAAAGATTCATAAAATTCTTGAAGTATAGTTAGGCAAATCGAACATTCGTTCGTATATTCACCACATTAATAAACGTTATAAACAAAAAAAGTTATCATTATGGATTTAAATCTTATCAAACAACGCTTAGAATCGTTAAACAAGCAATCTTCCAATAACACAGGGGGAAAAGGGAAATCACTTTTCTGGAAACCTTCAATTGGAAAACAAGTAGTTAGAGTAGTACCTAACAAACACAACAAACAAATACCATTTACAGAAATGTTATTTTATTATGGAATCGGGCCGAGAGTAATGGCATCACCACAAAATTGGGGTGAAAAAGATCCAATACAAGAATTCACAAAACAATTACGTCAAAGTGGAGATAAAGAAAACTGGAGATTAGCTAAAAAATTAGATGCTAAAACTCGTATTTTTGCTCCTATTGTAGTAAGGGGTGAAGAAGATGAAGGTGTTAAGTTATGGCAATTTGGTAAACAAGTATACCAAGATTT